GATCTACACCTGGATAACCGTTACAGATACGCGAACCTGTGAAACGTGCCTTGCTTTGAATGGCATTACCTTTACAATTGACCAGGCAGGCAGGGGGCTGGTGGATTTTGATACCGGGCAATTCCTTTCTGATACGTTAGCAGGACTCACACCTGATGAACGGTTCATCAGTCCTGAAGATGGGAAATATGGTCCTCCGATCCACGATTGGTGTAGGTGCCACCTTGCCCCGGTTATGACCGAAGATCAGTACAAAGGCAACGTCACAAAAATTGTTTCTGAGGTAGAAGCATGAGTTGGTATAATGGCATTAATAACCCTGAACAGCTGAAAAACAGTTCCCCGGAATCTGTCTGGTTTCATGGCTCGTATAAATCATTAATTCGAATGTTCCTGGAATTGGTTGGCAAACGATTGCAAACACCGCAACCCTGGTTGGATCAGATGGATGGAAACATGGCAGTTATCAGGGATATTTATTACGAATATTTGCAACATGAGACACAGACGACCCGGAAAGATTGCAATCTCCGGGGACAGCAGGACCGGAAAACAGTAATTAGTTCAGCTGTTCCGTTCTCGCTGGTAGTCTGTAATTATGATCCGAACTTTGCCGAAGTTGCGAACTGGTTTCTCTTCCAAATATGCCAGGCGTATGATGCCGGGATGCTGACATTTGACCCATATCACATTAACCCGAATGGATGGTTCAAGGCCGGGACTGGTCGTTTGCGGTTTGATTGGCAAGGGTACCGGGATTATCTCGCAGAACACGGGATTGGTGCAAAATGACATCAGGAATACCATTATCTGACCAGGAACAATTGTATATCTTGAAATGGGTCGGGAAGAAATCATGGGGCGAGATTTCAAAAGATTTGGAGATATCGTTTGGAGTAAAACGGAACCAGAAAGCCCTGTCCCGGTGGCATCGTCAGTTTATCGAGTCTTCAGAGTCAATACAACTAACAATCCCAAAACAAATTTTAAAAAAAATTGACGGGGAAAATAAAGGAGTATTATCATTTCTCTTTATCGCAACAATTGAAAATTATTTACTAATGAAATCTGTTTAATATTCCATCTAATTCATCTTACAGCGTTCAACCTATTTTATCCTTGCATCTTAAGGTATTTAATATCCACTTTAGAAATGGCAAATAGTTGAAAAGCGAACATAACAACATGCCACCCGCTTTAGTTGCACGGATTCGGGAATCTGAACCTGTCCGCAGGCAGGCTAACAAATTCGGGCCGGGCGTTACACCATCGTGGGATAGTGAAAACCACGTATCGGAAATCGAATTCAATTCCGAACAGTTTACACGGGAGATGGCCGAGGCCTGGCTGCAGGAACATGATTATGCAGGGTCTACCATCGAAGAGGACACAAAAACTCGCAATTTCGGGTATCCGTTCATTGACCTTGGCGGCAAATTTGAATATCCCTCAGAAGGCGGGTTACGTGTCAAAGAGGTGAAGTTGCTAGCAGTCGGAACATGGACTGACTCATCGCAAAAAACCCCATGCGAATATTCACCAGAAGTACTCCAGCAGTATGCCGGGAATTGGCATGATTATGCTATATGGTCCCGTCATTTTGGAGGAGTTCCCCGGAACATTACTGAGAAGATTGGCCTGGTAGAAAACCCCAGGTTTTTGACAGATGCAGTTGTCGGAGATCTGTATTATCATGGCGTAACCCAACAGAGCCGGGATACTATCTCAATGATAGAAAACGGTCTAGCAAATTACGTATCTGTTGAAACCGTGGTCAAAGACCGGTGGAACGTTGGTAAGAAAATTTATCAGGCTCAAGAACTCGGATTTCTGGGACTGGCAACAGTTAACCAGGGAGCCTGTAGGGTTTGCAAGATCCGGGACAATGAATCAGGTACAGAACTGGCAGCAGACCTGGCCGGACACGAAGAGGCTGTATTGTCACATCTTAATGCTCATTTGGAAGAAATCGACAAAAAAGAGGCAAGTATGCCTGAACAAACAAGAGACAATGAGACCGTATCAGAAATTGGGAGTTTTGAACAGATCCGGGAAACAATCAGAACTGCTCTTCAAGAGAAGTTCCAGTATAAAGACGCCTTAGGATACTCGTATGGCCCCTGGGTGCTAATAATCCAAACCGATCAGGTCGTCTACGAAGGGGAGGATGGGAAAAAATACCGAATCCCATACCAGTTGGAAAAAAATCAGGTGACGTTTGGCGACCCTGTAGAAGTATCCTTAGTATACCAAGATACGACAGAATTGAAACCCGGAGCATTTGAAGGGAATGCTGAAAATATGGATCCGAATGAACTAAATGCCCTAATCGAGGGCAAATTAAAGGAGTTTTCTGACAAGGCCGATATCAAGATCCAGGAACTTGAAGGAAAACTGAACGCCAGTGAAACGAAAAACGCAGAACTGGCAGTAGAGATTGAGAAAATAAAAAATACCCCTGACCCGAAATCGGTTGGCGCAACAGATACCCGTGAGATGGAATACCCTCAATATCTGGTCCAATGCAAGAACGGGGTAATAAGTAGGAGGGTATAATGGCTGACATTTCAGAGTTCCCTGACCTCTATGACGGAACCGGAATGGGGGATGAATCGATTGTTCTAACTCCAAACGGACCAGCGAAGAAATACGTGCTCGCTGCTGATGTGACAGCAGGCCAGGTCGTCGTATTCGGATCGACTGATGGCGAAGTCACACCAGCTACTGGTGCCACGACTGAGGTCGTTGCCGGAGTTGTCACGGAAGACGGGGAAGATGGCGATGAAATTGTTGTCTATATGGCCGGGAATATTGCTGTCCTTGTAAACGCTGATGACACCACGCAGATCGATCAGGGTGCATGGGTAATCACGAATGACAACGCTTTGAAAGGCACGATTTCAGCTGTGAGTACGACGGCATCAGGAACAACCGCAACCCTTTACCTGAACACCGTTGGCTATGCCCTCGAAGATATTGCTGGAGACAGTTTCGGCAAAGTGTTCATTATGCCGGTACCGATTACGGTGGCAAATGCATCATAAGGAGGTAAAAAAATATGTATAATTTTCCAGATTTCCACGGTCCTCGGGCACTAGCAATGTATCTTGAGTACGATTATGCCGACAATGCCAGGAAAACCGAGATTATCAACTCTATCCCGTATAAAACGGTGCACGCTTATGAAGACGGCAGCGAGATCAAGCAGGAATATGTACGTGAACTCTTGCTTTCTACTGGTGTGCAGGACTCAACCCTGATTCAGACTGAGTTTTATAACACAGTTATGCAGGGGGCTGAACCAATGCGGTGCATGAGAGATTTCCTCCCCGTAGTAAACCTGACAACCGGTAATTCTCTAACCATTCCGAAAGGCTCAGCTGGTGCATACGCTGATGATATCAAGGAAGGCGAACCGATAACACCAAAAAACAACAAATACACGCCGACAACTATCACCGTCGGAAAGGTCGGGGATGCTCCTCTTATCACTGATGAGATGGTCAGTGATTCAAAGTACAGTTTAATTGCGCTTGAAGTTCAGAAATCTGGCAGGAGAGTTGAGAACAAGCTGAACCGGAACGTGCTCAAAGTCCTGCTCGAAGCATCTGGCCTTCAGACTCATGATACTACCGGGTCAGATCAAGGGATTGAAGCGGTTTTGGAAGCAAAAGCGAAAGTCGGTGATAAAGATTATCTGGCTGATAAAATTGCCACCCATTCTCGCCTCACGGCAAAACTCATCGGAGAACTGTTCCCCGCAGTCAATTATTCTGGATATAATGGTGAAATCGTCAGAACCGGCAAGATCGAGCAGACCATTCTTGGGATGAATTTCTATGAAACTTCAGTTAACCCGGCATGTTCATCGATCAATTGGGGATATTCCGTTGATGGGTATTATGGCGGTATTGTTGCTGATGTGATGAATTTCGGTGTTCTGGTAATTCGGGATGACATCCGGGTAGAGAATTTCAGGGATCCAATGAAACAGATCCAGGGCGCCACGACCACGATGAGATTCAAGGCTGGGATAATCGACTCAACTGCAGCGTGCGCAATTATATTCTGAGTATGGTACTGAGTTCTGGGTCTGCTCCTGTCCTGTCTGGCAAAAAACAGAGGGAACAAAACGAGGAAGAACGGGATGAAACAGAACGGAGACGGAAAATGTTTTCCGTTCCTGTTGTCCCGGTTGACCCGCTAACGGATACCGATGCAACGATTGATAGAAGGATGCTACCAGGAGTAGGATAATGACCAGGGTTGAAGAAGTCGAATTTGTAGCTCTGACCGGTTGTTCTCTCTCCTCAACCATTATAGGGTATATGCTGGGAGCAGCAGACCGACTCGTGAATAATGAGGTTTCCCGTTTAGGAAACCCATCCCTGGATGCGAACACGCTTCACGATGCATCTTTATTGCTTGCAAAAGCCCTCCTCGCAGACCGGTTGCGGTTTGATGGGACATTTGATGTCTCGACCACTGATTATAGCCACAAGGGAGGCACAGAGGCAGCGATTACAACGCTTCGGGCAGAAGCAATAAAACTGTTGCAGGAAGGAGCCCGACAGAATATCATGTGGTTACAGAAGGCAAACCGATGACGTACCCCCCAGCTCTCTTGGTACATGAAGCAAATCTGGAAACCAGTGAGACGACAGTGCCGAATGCTTGGGGCACGGTTGCAACTCCGGTCTATACCAAGGTAACATGCCGGTTTGGACAATCTAAAGGCGCCTATCCTCTGACCGATTCCGGTGATCGAATCATGTCAATGCCGGTATGTATCGTTCCAGCTGGGACAGATGCACGGGAAGGGAACCTGCTTGTTGGTCTCACGGTACCGTTTACGCAGACATACCGGATACATCAGGTTAAACCGGCGATGCTAGCATCAACCGTGTCGCACCTGGTGCTAGAAATTGAGAGCGTGAAATAATGGCGGTATCCGGAATTGCTGATCTGTTGAAAACGTTCCATGACCTGGGTCACATGACCTCTGACCTCCGAGACGTTGCTATTGAGGCAATGACATTGCCTAGGAACGCAGCTAGGAGACATGCCCCAGTCAGATCAGGATTGTTACAGAGCACGATCACAGTAACAGAACTTGCAGAATCCTCTGACAAGGAATTGCATATAGGGATGGGTATCTTTGCCGAAGACGCAGTGAATTATCCTATTTATGTAGAATACGGGACCGGGATTTATGCTGAGAATGGCCAGGGGAGAAAAACCCAGTGGGTCTATCCCTGCGTCACAGAGGGCGGATTATCATTCTTCACAACATCCGGGATGCACCCGCAACCGTTCATCCGGCCTGCCTGGGACGAAGAGAAGGAAAATGCAAAGAATCACCTGAAACAGGGGATTATTGCTAAGCTGGAGCGGTTGAAAGTATGATAACGGCTATGGTGCTTCAAAAACTGCTGAACACTGCCGCAGTAACAGCTCTGGTATCAACCCGGATCTACATTGACGAGTTGCCGGATTCTGTGACCCTACCAGCAATCTCAATCAACCCGATATCCTGTATCCCGGACAAGGACGCAAGCAAAGGAGCATTTGCACGGGTACAGGCATCGTGTTGGGCGGATCCTGGCAAACCCAAGAACCCGGCCACGATAGAAGCCGTCGCTGCTGCGGTGAAAGCAGCATTACATCTCCCAAGACTGAACAACCAGCCTGAGAAATGGACCGCCGGAACCACTTCGTATTATATCATTGCGAGATATTGCTCGGGTGGAGTACGGTTTATCAGTCCACAAACGGGTTGGTATCATGTCCCGGTGGATGTTGAAATTTTGTATAATGAGGAGGAATAAATGGCAGATGTAACCGTTGCAGACCTCTCAAGAGGCCCGCAAGTAAAATGGTATGCAGGAGGAGTAGCATACTCTGAAACCCATACTGTAACCAGTGGAGACGTATCAGCCGGAGGCTTTGCCCTGGCAAAAACCGCTGATTATGGGATGCTGGTCGTAGTAAAGAACAACGTCGAGATCGCCTATACCGGATTCGAAGATGACCTTTCGACTCCGGCAACTGAAGCAGTGGGGATTGAGTCAATCAAGTACACGGGCATTACTGAGGCAGATGTGATCACCATATATTACATCGATGCTGAAACCACAGGGCTCACGCACATCACATCAGCAAAGGATTTCAAAAGCAGTTCAAAGGCAGATACCACCAAAGAGGCCGTCCACGGTCAACCAAACAAGATAAACATCACCGGCACCACCGAACATTCAGGTTCGTTTTCTCAACTGATGGTGACATCAGAACTGAAAGCGTTGTTTGTTGGCTCCAGGGTAGTCGGTCCTAAGGCTGGCGAATATATTTGGAGTAACAAGACTGCCGGGTTCAAAGATTCAATTTGTCTTGTTGGGAAGAAGATCGACAGTTCAGGGAACGTCGTTCACAAATGGGGTCTTATTGATGTTTCTTTCAGTGGACATGACCAGGACTTCCCCACAGAAGGTACGTATACTGACTCCTTTAATGTCGAGATTGGCTGGTTGATTGAATGGGATGCTGAGAACTCCTGATAGTGTATGCCAATAAAACAGATAGAAAACAATGAGGTTTCTGAAAAGTTCGTATCTAACTACCAGAAAAAGGTATTGGCAGATGCGGAGAACTCAGATATTCTCAAAGCCCTAATTTCTGGACCCCGAGAAACCATCACAATTGATGTCGGGGGAATACCTGTAGAGATATACGAACCAGATCCCCGACAACTATTCCCATTGCAACGAATTACAATGGAGGTTCGAAAATACCAGGCAACATCGAAAAAAGGGTTGACTGATCAAGATACGGAAATGGTGCTTGATGCAGTTGTTCAGGGATTCGGATCGCTAGAAGAATTGTGCGAACAGCAGGATCGGCTTTTAGCGGATTTGACTGTTGACCCTGCATTGTCCTATGAAGCGTTTGCGTCTGGCCTTATCTCAAATTCAAAAAAGGCGCAAATTCTTTCAGGAATCCAGAAATGGAGTATCAACCGTATCAAAACAGCGGAGGAAAAAGAAAAGGTAGCGACCTTTCGCGACAAGCCCAAACGGGCAAGGCCTTCTGGATCTCCTCCTTCAGACGGGATGGACATTAGAACAGTTCCGGGGGATGCCCGAGACTGACCGACTATTCATATTCTGTGCCTGGAATGAAAAGCAACGTGTAATAAAAGAGGAAATCGAGAAACAAAAAAACCGGTGACACATGGGCGAATCAGTAGGCGAATTGTTTGTTGAATTAATCCTCAAAGACGATATGAGCGCCGGGTTAACCTCGGCAGAGTCGGCAGTTTCTAGTTTCGACTCTTCAGTCTCTGGGATAGATTCGAATATATCATCCATTGAAACGTCTATGGGTTCTGCCGGAGATGCGGCACTGGATTTTGAAAGTGCTGCGTCAACCGCAGCCGACGGTATCACGGGTGTCGGGGATTCCGCTTCAATAAGCGCAGGAGGAATCGAAGACGCTGGTGATGCTGCGGCAGATGCGAGTCGACAGACTGACGAATTAGGGGAAAGTGCACTTGCTACCGGGGGCAAGTTCGATAAACTGGTTACTGCTGCCGGAGCTCTTACCGCTGGCATCGGGGTAATGTCTGCCGTCAGTGCAGGATTAGTTAATAGCTATAATGAGGTAGAATCATCAGCTCAGCGGTTATCCATCCAAACTGATGGTAATAAAGACGCATTTGCAGATCTGATTCAGGAGACATATAACGCGAATTTCGAGTTACAAGACGTAACAGGAACGTTTAATGCTCTGGCAAAAGCCGGGTTGGATGATGCTGATACGATTGGTGTCGTTGCGAATGCATTTGATGACCTGGCAGATGGATCGAATGTCAATGTTGTGACGCTGACCGAACAGCTGATCCCTGCTTTCAAATCGTTTGGAGTCGAATTAGAAGACGCTCCGGATAAAGTTGATGCTCTTGCAGTCGTCCTAAACGAAACGGATGTTACCGCAACTCAATTTTCTCAGGCAATCCAACGTCTCGGTCCTGAACTGGCAGATGCTGGTATGAGTATGGAAGACCTTGAAACCGCTATGATAGGTCTGACTAATGAAGGATATTCAGGCCGAGTACTGATCCAAGAGCTAAATGAAGCAGTTTCAAACGCCGCTGCAGCTGATCAGGAATACGAAGACTCCCTTCAAAACCTGGCCGATGCACAAGCAAATTTAGC